ATCACTAACCTAGCATACTGGCACGCCAAGCGTAGTTTAAAGTATGGAGAGAAAGATGCCTTACACGAAGTTAAACAATGGATGGAACATCAAGCATTCTACTTAACAGAAGCAAGTGTTGAGTTGGCTAAAGAACGTGGTAAGTGTTTAGGTTCAGATCAAACACGATACGGCAAAGGAATATTTCCTTGGGAACTACGTGCTAACGGATCTAATGAACTGGCAGACTTTACACCAGAACTGGATTGGGAAACTTTAAGAGTGCAAATGAAAGAACACGGTGTTCGCAATGCTACACAAATGGCAGTGGCACCAGTGGAAAGTTCCAGCGTGGTTATAAACAGCACTAACGGAATTGAGATGCCAATGAGTCTTATCAGTACTAAGGAAAGTAAAGCAGGTAGCTTTACACAAGTTGTACCTGAGTATGCTAAACTAAAGAACAAATATCAACTCATGTGGGAACAACGAGATTGCGAAGGCTATTTGAAGACAAGTGCTGTCATTGCCGCATATGTTGATCAAAGTATCAGTACCAATACATTCTATAATCCAGCACACTTTCCAGAACGTAAAGTACCAACTACGTTGATTGCTAAGAACTTGATGCAAGCACAGTTATGGGGCATTAAAACATTCTACTACAGCTTGATTAACAAAGCTGGAAGCAAACAAGTAGCAGAGATAGCGCCTACTGAAATGCAAACTAACGGCTATAACTATGAAGATATGGAAGATGATTGTGAGGCATGTAAGTTATGAGCTATAACTTTATCAGACAATTTATTACTGAAGGCAGACCAGTATCTTTAAAAATACTACCCTTGCCCTACGGTGTGAATGATTTGAGCCCTAGCATCTCCAAAGCCACAATAGATTATCATTACGAAAATCTTGCTAAGACTTACGCCAAACGTTTCAATGCTGGCGAAGGGGATCCTAATTTTAATGAAGCTGGAGCATTTCTTCATAACATTTTATTCCAACAGTATCAAGAGCCAAGTGACAGTAATGATCCAACTGGCAAGATAGCTGAGTTTATTGAAACACACTATAAAACTTTTGTCAAATTCAAGGAAGAGTTTCTCAAAGTGGCAATGGGTGTGCAAGGCAGCGGATGGGTTTATCTGGCTAAGGATGGCAAGATTAAAACCATTGTGAATCACGAAATTAAAAAAGATATTGTAGTATTAGTAGACTGGTGGGAACATGCATGGGCATTGGACTACCAAGCAGACAAAAAAAGTTATTTAAAAAATCAATGGAAAATTATGAACTGGGAGCATATAAATGGCATATTCTGAAAAAGTAATTGATCATTACGAAAATCCGCGCAATGTGGGATCTTTTGCTAAAGATGATCCTACAGTGGGCACTGGCATGGTTGGTGCACCGGCTTGTGGTGATGTGATGAAGTTACAAATTAAGGTTGATAACGTTACAGGTCTTATTACTGATGCAAAATTCAAAACTTACGGGTGCGGATCAGCAATTGCAAGCAGTTCGCTTGTTACAGAGTGGGTCAAGGGCAAAACACTTGACGAAGCTGGAGCAATTAAAAACATTGAGATTGCTGAAGAACTAGCATTACCACCAGTGAAGATACATTGTAGTATATTAGCAGAAGATGCTATCAAAGCGGCCGTAAATGATTATCGTAACCGACACAGCAAGTAAACGCATCAAACAAAATTTGGACAAGCGCGGTAAAGGCGTGGGTATTCGTATAGGTGTAAGAACCACAGGTTGCAGTGGTCTGGCATACACTATAGAATATGTGGACGAATACATAGCCGAAGTGGGTGTAACTAATTTTGCCCAAAAAGACTTTGTTGTGCTAGTGGATGCAAAAAGCCTAGCTTATCTAAATGGTTTAACAATGGATTGGGTGCGTAACGGGCTCAATGAGGGATTTGATTTTATCAATCCCAATGAACGTGATCGTTGTGGATGTGGCGAAAGTTTTAGAGTATAAAATAATGTTAGAAACAATATGTGATGTGATGTTAGATGCGTACAAACGCAATTGGATTACCAGTCGAGATGGTAACGTGTCAATACGTCATCATGACCGTGACCACTTCTATATTACACCTAGTGGTGTGCGTAAACAAACACTTCAACCTGATCAGTTTAAGAAGATCAGCATTGATAGAACTATTCACAGTGGTAGCGGTACTGCATCTTTTAATTATAACTGGCGCGATCTTCCTTATTCAGATATCAGTGCTAAATTAAAGCCTAGTGGAGAACTTCCGTTACACTTTGGTCTACAACGTGAAATGGGGCAACACAGTAATGATGTTCGAGTAGTAGTACACGTTCATCCCACTTACTGTATTGCTGCCATGCATGCCGGAATTGATTTAAGTACCATCAGTAATGCGTTTCCAGAACTTAACCGTTATACTCGCGTAGCACCCAATGTAGGCGATGTGGCACCCATCAGTCAAGAACTTGCAGACCAGTGCCATACAATGTTACAATTAGATCGAGACGGCAACATTGCTTATGACATTGTGGGAATTAAAGGACACGGTGTTGTGGCTATCGATACAAGTCCTTGGCGTGCATATGAGCATATAGAAAGATTAGAACACATTTGCAAGATAGTGCTTGCATCAGGAAAATACTAGGAGATAATATGAAAAAATTATTTGCAATTTTATTAGTAAGCGTCTTGGCTTTTGCCAGTGTGAGTGCAGAAGCCAGTAAACGCATGGGTGGCGGAAAAAGCGTGGGACAACAAAGTTCCAATGTGAGCAAGAAACAGGCAACACCGCCAGCACAAGCCGCACCGCCACAGGCTACACCAGCACCCGCACCAAGTCGCCCATGGGGCGCCATGTTGGGTGGATTGGCAGCAGGATTAGGTCTAGCATGGTTGGCCAGTAGTTTAGGATTGGGAGAAGCGTTTGGTAATATCTTAATGGTCTTGTTGATTGGCGCTATAGTATTAGGGGCAATAGGTTGGTTCATGCGCAAGCGTGTGATGGCTAATTCACCCAACCTGGCTTATCAAGGTCCACAGGCCATCCCGGAAGTCAACCAACCCACAAGATTCCAAGGAGGTTCAATGATTGGATCGGCATTGGCCACAAACGCCACATGGACAATTCCTGCAGGGTTTGATGTGGCAGGCTTTGAGTCAGCTGCCAAACAACACTTTGTTTTATTGCAAGGCGCATGGGATCGTGCGGACACAGCTACTCTCAGCAACATGATGACTGATGACATGTTGAAAGAGATACAACAGCAATTAGCGGATCGAGATAACACCCAAGAGTATAGAACAGCAGTGATATCATTGTCAGCAAAACTGTTGGGCATAGAAGAAACTGATGCCAATTACATAGCCAGTGTAGAATTTACTGGCTCAATACAAGATACAGTAGGTGCAGAAGCCGAAGCATTTACAGAAGTTTGGAACATGACCAAATCAAAATCTGCTGGCGGATGGGTGTTAGCTGGAATACAAATTAACTAAAAGAACAAAATAAAATGTCAAAACAACAATACAATTTAAACACAAAAACAGACTATCTCAATCGCAAGATGTTTTTGGACCCAGCAGGTCCAGTAACCATACAGAGATTCGAAGAAGTCAAATACAAAAAGATTGCAGACTTTGAAGCAACAGCACGTGGCTTCTTTTGGCAACCAGAAGAAATTAGTTTAAGCAAAGACAGTAATGATTTTAAGGATGCCAGCGATGCTATTAAACATATCTTCACCAGTAACTTGTTACGTCAAACAGCACTAGATAGTTTGCAAGGCCGTGGACCAAGTCAAATTTTTATGCCAGTGATCAGCTTGCCTGAACTAGAAGCACTAGTATACAACTGGACATTCTTTGAAACAAACATTCACAGTAAGAGCTACAGCCATATTATTCGTAACATTTATAATGTACCAAAGGATGTATTCAACACCATCCACGACACTAAAGAAATTGTTGACATGGCCTCCAGTGTAGGTAACTACTATGAAGCACTACATGTTATCAACTGTCGCAAACAATTGGGTGAAACTATTCCAGAAAAAGAATACATTAAAGCGATATGGATGGCATTACATGCTAGTTACGCATTAGAAGCTTTCCGCTTTATGGTATCGTTTGCTACCAGTTTGGCTATGGTAGAGAACAAGATCTTTATTGGCAATGGCAACATTATCTCATTGATTCTACAAGACGAACTGCTACACAAAGGCTGGACTGCTTATTTGATCAATCAAGTTGTCAAAGAAGACACAAGATTTGCTGAAGCTAAATCAGAATGTGAACAAGAAGTATATAGTTTGTACATGGATGTGATTCGTGAAGAAAAAGAATGGGCCACTTATTTGTTTAAAATGGGACCAGTGATTGGTCTTAATGCCAACATCCTACGTGACTTTGTGGATTTTACAGCAGTTGGAGCACTGAAAGAGATTGGCATCAAGTATAACAACCCAGCACCAAAGTCAACTCCTATTCCTTGGTTCAACAAGCACGTGGACACAAGCAAGAAACAAACAGCATTACAAGAAAGTGAAAGTACTAATTACGTTATTGGCGTAATGAGCGAAGCACTTGATTACGATTCATTACCAGCATTATAAGAGAGAAACATGATCACAGTTTACAGTAAAAATAATTGTCCATTTTGCGATAGAGCAAAGGCATTATTGGAAAGCAAAGATATTCCATTTACAGTAATTAAAATGGAAGAGAACGCCGGCGCACGAGAGTTCCTTATGGAGCAAGGGTTGCGTAGTGTTCCACAAATTTTTAAGGATGGCGTTCTCCTTCCTGGGGGCTTTCAAGGCCTAGCAGGTAAAGACGAAGAATTTTTTAACACACTGAAAGGATAATATGTTAATTGACCGAGGCGTAACAGCAGGTGAAGTGATCACCTTAAAACTAACAAGCGGAGAAGAACTAGTAGCAAGATTGGTAGAAGAAGGCAACGACTTTTACAAGTTATCCAAGCCTTCGGTTATTGGTATGAGCCCAAAAGGTCCAGCACTAATGCCTTACTTGTTTACTGTAAGTCCAGAAAAAGATATTAAATTAAGTAAAACAGCAGTTGCAGTGGTAGCAGCATCCGATAAAGAGTTTGCTGATCAGTACATGCAAGGAACTACTGGTATTGCAATGGCCTAAGGAGAAAAATTATGCCCGCAGTCGCAAGGAAAAACGGAAATGATCAAGTATCTATAAATCATCCTACATGTCAAGGGTCTACTACCACTGACGCAGGATCTGACGATGTATTAGTAAACAACATTGGGGCAGTAAGGCAAGCAGATCAAGTGCAGAGCCACACCTTTGCGCCGCCAGCCTGTCCAAGTCATTCTCCTGGACTTTCATCCTTTTCCTCAACGGTATTTGTGAATAATAAAGCAATAGGTAGACTGGGAGATGCGTACGGTTGTGGTGCAACTATTTCAAGCGGATCGTCAAACGTGTTTGCAGGTTGACATTTGCCAAAAAATAATATAAAATTAAAGAATGAAAGTGTTTCGAAAGTTTTGGAAAATTTGGGCTAGGGCCTTAGGTGAAAAAGCTGGAGCAACAGTTCAAGAAGCAGACCATGTTGCTATAGTTAGGACGATTGTTGTTCTAACATATATCATTACAAACTGCTTCATTATTGCCAGTGTTATTCGACACTGGTAGCTAACTATAAAACAAGGAGACTATTATGTCAGTAAATAAACATGCAGAATTTACCAAAATCGTAGAGGCAATGGAAGCAGACTTCGAAAAGTTTTATGACAAGGAAGTTGGCGCTGCCGGCACCCGTGTTCGTAAACATTGTCAAGACTTAGCCAAATTGTGCAAAGAAACTCGTAACGATGTTACCGCAGTTAAGAATGCACGTTCCGAAGCAAAAGAAGCAAAATAATAGAATGATTTTGGTAAGTGTTGGGCTTGACTTTGCCCAACACTTGTAGTATAATTGTTCTATGACAATGCACTTACATCATCCCAGTTTAAGCCTCACTGGTAAACCAAAAGGCAAACACAAGTGGCCCAGTGCTGAACACAAACGCAAAGCCGAACAAGCAGATGCGGATTGGAAAGCTCTCCAAAAGAAATGGGGAATTGAGGCCGATGATAGAAAACGTACACGAGCGTTATCCGCTCCTAGTTTGAGCAGCAGTTACAGTTTGAAAATTCCAGAAGGTAGGAATACCACTGCACACATCAAAAGTGTGGACACAGGTGGTAATGCCACACTCAAACCAGCTAAGGTGTACACTGGAACCAAAGTAAAAGGTATTGCTACAATGCACAAGAGCAACGCTGTTCCTGTGTTTAGTGATGAAGAAGCAGTAGATATATCTAGAATGCGTCGATAATGGCCCGTTTTAACCCAATATCAACGAAAAGAAGCTATATATTTTATCGTTTCGAAAGAAACTAAGATAGTAGAACCAAAGTATGTCACAAGCTGAAACGGTTCCGCGAGTCTTGGCCAATTAGAAACCCGAAGATCGGGATGCCAGGCTTGCCAAAGGTAACAGTTGATGTTGAGTTATGAGCCAACTATAAACAAGTGTTGCTAATGGAGAAGACAGAATCTGCTTTGGGTTTGAGACCAAGTAGTTAGTCATCTCCCTTTATGTAATGTAGTTTGAATTTTGAACTACACCAAGTCAAAGGAGACATGAAATGGAAAAAGCAATTAGGCTTATAGCCTTAGTTTTTGGTATTGTATTTGTAGGTACTGCGGTATCCGAAATCACAATAGCCAAAATAGATAGATTAAAAGAAGCGCAGTTTGTCGCATCAGCAGATGTAGTCTCAATCAGAGACAGAGAAAGACAACTGGACTGCTTAGCCAAAAACATTTACCACGAAGCGGCAAGCGAGCCGTTTGAGGGCAAAGTGGCAGTGGCACAGGTAACAATGAATCGAGCAGAATCAGGAAAATTTCCCAGCGATGTCTGCGCAGTTGTTTACCAAAAAAATGTGTTTATGGAAAGGGTAGTTTGCCAGTTTAGCTGGTATTGCCAAAACGGCGGAAAACCTCCAATCCGAAGCACTGCAATGTATGACGAGTCATACAAAGTGGCTAAGAAGGTATTATTGGAAAATTTTAGACTTGACGTAATGAAGGATGCATTGTATTATCATGCTGATTACGTGAACCCACAATGGGGCAAGGAAAAAATTGGCAAAATTGGAAGACACATTTTTTACAGGGATCCAAAACATGGAAGAAATTAAGCAATTGGCAAATAAATTGATTGGCCTTATTCAAGAGAAGGCTCATTCAGTTTCAACAGAAACATTAGGTTGGTTAGCAAACATTGTGTTACATTGTTCAACCATTCCAACTTTTTTAGCAGTTGGTATGGGACTAACTGATAAGTTACCTGGGATTGATATTATTTTGTTAATTTGGGGAGGTCTAACCCTACTATTTGCAAGAGCAATTATTGCCCGAGACATGCTTAATGTAGCAACAATTGGAATTGGTTTTATACTTCAAGCAGTTTTACTAGCATTGATATTTTTCAAATAATTCGGTTTACCAAAACCGTTGACATAACGAAGCCTTTGTCGTATAATACATACTACAGAGGCTTTTTTATTAACACACACAGAAAGAGAGTTTGAAATGACTAAATGGATTGTTGTTCTTGCGCTGGTTATTCTAGCACCGACATTCGTCGTTAATTTGGTTTCGAGCGGAGTTTCGTTCGTAAGCAATCAAGGCAAAGCGTTGGTATCGGAAGTGGCTAAAGAAGCTACTAAAACTGTTCAGGAGTCTTCAAAATGAAAAAACTTATTTTAATCCCCATTATTGCAACACTTACCGCTTGCGGTTCAATGAAAGACATTCCCGACCGTAAAACTTATGCTCAACCCAGTTGGTATCAGGATTGCGCACAAGAAGGCGTTAAAGGTTGGTTCTGGTGGAAAGAAGACTATGTCTATGCTTGCGGTGCTGGCGAAAGCAAATATGCTCAAGCTGCCGAAGAGCAAATGGATGCCATTGCAATGAACAACTTTGCCAAACGTATTAACGGTAAAGTTAATTCAGAAACATCCATTGAAATTGTAAATGACAAAAAGTCATCACGTACTTTTATCTCTTACAAAGTGTCTGACACAGCAATTCGTCGACATGTGAAGAGTGAGAAAGGTCACTTTACAATGGGTGGACGTCATTACACATACGTCAAACTTGAAATGAAGAAGACTGTATTCGATCAATTGGTTGCAGAATCAAAAGGCGAATAACATGAACAAGCTCTTGTTCGCAATAGCAGTATTGTCTTTGGTGGGGTGCAGTAGTGCTCCTCCAAAGCAATACAAACAATACTGTTACACTAGTCAAGAAATTCGCAAAAGTGGAAATGAAACAGTTTCGAGTGACACTCTTGTAAAATGCAATGACGATCCAATTGAACAAATTGGAATTAAGAAAATGGGCGTTGCCAAACAATGCTTTGAAAATCCATATAGACATCGTTTGCCTAGCGGACGTATAATTGAGGGAATGGGATATGCTTGCCAAAAATATGATGGTACTTGGGAAATTATTGGCAACAATAATACTCATTAGTTTTACCAGTAATGTTGCACACGCAGGACAGTGGGACAAGCCCATTTATCAAAATGAGATAAACGACTTGCATGGTCCAGCTATTATTTTTAATGCGTACCGAAGTATGTTTAGTCGTCTGAATAAAGAAGACAGTCGAAAACATCAACAAGCAGTATTCTTTGCACTTAATCGTTTAGATAACGGCGAGGCTACTAAATGGTATTCAGATGATGGATACCATATGGGGCAGGTGCAAGTTATGGTAACTGCTATGGTAAACGGTGAAATGTGTCGTAGGATTTATAGCGTTATTATGTTAAAATCAGATCAGCGTACATTTGAAGAATGGGCTTGTTTTAAAACTAGCAGTAATACATGGAATTTCGCTGATAAATAAACTTATGATTTTAGCATACTTACTCTTACTTACAGGTTTAACAATTTCAGCGGTCGCAATCTACTACTCCGTAGTGGGTTTGGCCGCTATTTTCTCTGCGGCAATGATTCCAATTATTATCATGGGATCAGCATTGGAGGTTGGAAAACTTGTCTGTGCAAGCTGGCTTAAGGCTAATTGGGAACGTGCGCCACGTTTGATGAAAGTTTACATGACAGTGGCAGTCATTGTATTAATGCTTATTACAAGTATGGGTATCTTTGGGTTCTTATCAAAGGCACATAGTGATCAAAGTCTTGTAAGCGGAGATGTAATTGCTAAAATTTCAATTTACGACGAAAAGATCAAGACTGAAAAAGAAAACATTGAAGCTAATCGTAAAGCACTTAAACAGATGGATGAGGCTGTGGATCAGAGCATGGCTCGTTCAACAACTGAACAAGGTGCTAATAGAGCCGTTAATATTCGTCAACAACAGGCTAGAGAACGTACCCGTTTACAAAATGAGATAACTGCAAGTCAAAAGAAAATTGCCAGCCTGAACGAAGAGCGAGCTCCTATTGCCGCCGAAGTTCGTAAAGTAGAAGCAGAAGTTGGACCGCTAAAATACATTGCTGCCTTTATATACGGAGCAACTGATGAGACTCTTTTAGAGAAAGCAGTCACTTGGGTCATCATTACCATTATTGTGGTATTTGATCCACTAGCAGTTATAATGTTATTGGCCGCACAAATGACATTTGGTTGGAGACGAGAAGAAAAACAGAATGAAGGATTGTTACACAAAACTGTTCCATTGTTTGTTCCTCCCTTACCAGAAGAAAAGAAGCCAACCTATGAACCAGATGATGGCGCATTAACACAAGAACAATTAGACCAAATTAATCAAATGGCTTCTGAAGCAAGTGTGAAAACAGAACCGATAGTACCAGAACCTACAATAAAATTTGTTGATAACGGCGAACATCCAAAAGACAAGTTTGAGCATGAACTTGAAGTAAAAGAAGAACCCAAAGAAGAAGTTACCAGAATTGAGCCAACAATATCACTGGACAACATAAATGAATTAGATCGTTGGAATAAAATGATTGAAGAAGCTGAACGTGCTGACCTTCATGAGAAGGAAGCAATGCGTAAGTGGAAAATCGAACATCCTGAAGATACAATTAAAAATCAAGAAAAGAAAAAAGAGTTAGGCTTAATTGAAATACTCCCTTGGGAATTAGAACAACAACGTCAGGCACAAATTGAGGCAGAAACGGCTGCAAAATACAAGATCTTTCCAACTTTACAAAACGAATTGAATAAACTAGAACCAGACTTTCCAAAACAAGAAAGAATCAAACCAGATCTAACAGAAGTTGTCGAAACCGAAGATCAAAAAAAAAACGAGCTACGTGATGAAACAAGCGGATCAGCAGATAACAAAGATTCGTCAGTAACATACGTACAAAATAGTGAACAAAGTAACAATTCGCTATGGAACAGAATTAACAAAGAGAACAAATGAACTTAGGAAAAATTAACCTCATTACGCCTCCGGACAAATTATTCAATTTGAACTTGAGCTACTTATTAGTAAAGCCATCAGTAAATGTTAAAAAACAGTTCCAAACAATCTTAAGTCATAATATTGAAGAGTTAAATGTATTCATTTATGATGATAACGAAACAGATATTAGTTGGCTACTAAGTGTGTCACAACAAGCAGATATCACAGTTATTGATATTGATAACTGTGACCCAACAACAAAACTTTTTATAACTTTCTTATTGGCACAGCCCAATACTCATTATATTACAAACGATGAATTAACTCCCTATGGTCTTATTTCAAAAAATAGAATTTGGAATTTAGATGCAGTGGTTGCGGCTTTCACTGGTGAGGAAGAAGACGACGAGGAAGATGATGACGATGAGTCAGAGAGACAATAAAGTAAGAGGTAGTGTAGTTTACATCAGAGAAGGTGAAGATGTAAACCGCGCACTACGCAAATTTAAAAAGAAGATCGAGGACAGCGGTCTTCTTGATACACTTCGTAAGAAAGAATTTTACGAAAAGCCTACTACAAAACGCAAACGCAAGAAGGCAGCGGCCAAGCAACGCTACGCCAAAAAGCTCCAAAAAGAGCAACTACCAAAAAAACTTTTCTAATCAATCTACTAGACATTTGATAGCAATTTTGCTATAATAACGTATAACTACGAAAGGCTTATAATGGCTAAACATTTAATGGTGGACTTAGAAACTCTAGCCACCACTCCAAATGCACAAATTCTTACACTAGGCGCAGTAACATTTAATCCAAACGGATACGAGGTATACGATGAAATATACCTACGTATTGATGTAGATACTTGTGAATTTGCAGATCCATTTATTGATGACAATACTATTAGGTGGTGGGCAGATCAAGACAAGGCTGCTCAAGACGAGGCCTTTAGTCCTGACAATCGTATAGATTGTAAAGAAGCAATGGAAAAGTTCTACAAATTTTGTATGGGTTCAAGTCGTTTTTGGAGTCACGGTTCTACATTTGATATTATTATTTTAGAACACTATTTCCGTAAAATGGGCAAACCGTTTCCATGGAACTTTTGGGACGTGAGGGATACTCGTACACTATTTGACTTGGGCATGGATCCAGAAATGCCGCAAGCACTAAAGCATCACGCTTTGGAAGATGCACGTCGTCAAGCAATTGGTGTGCAAACAATGTTTAAGAAACTACGTAGAAAGTTTGAGAATTAATATGGCGCCACTAAACGAATCTAATGATGAAGTAATGGACATCCTACAAGAGGAATGTGCAGAGGTAATTCAAGCGGTTAGTAAAATCCGTAGATTTGGTATAGACAACGCTAAACTTAATACTGGACAAACTAATCGAGAACACTTGGAAGAGGAACTTGGTGATATGTTGGCTATGATTGATATTCTAATGGCCAACAACATTATCAGCTGGGGGAATTTGCATATAGCAAAACGAGCTAAAATCGAGAAACTCAAAAAGTGGTCCAAAATTCAAAACTTAGACAATATCTGATATAAATAAAAGTGTAGACAGTGCCCAATGGGGGCTGTATACATAGGGTGTTTACCCGAAAATATATCTTGCTTTTTAAAAGGAGAAAACAATGAGCAAAGTAATCGGTATCGACTTAGGTACAACAAATTCATGCGTAGCCGTTATTGAAAACGGTGTCACAAAAGTAATCGAAAACAGCGAAGGCGCCCGTACTACACCAAGTATTGTTGCATACGCTAACGATGAAATTCTAGTAGGTGCTAGCGCAAAGCGTCAAGCAGTAACAAATCCCAAAAACACAATTTACGCAAGCAAGCGTCTTATTGGACGTAAGTTCAAAGAAGAAGCTGTGCAAAAAGACATTGGTCTAATGCCTTATGAAATCATAGAAGCCAAAAACGGCGATGCATGGGTTCGATCAAATGGTAAGGAATTAGCACCACCACAAATTAGCGCAGAGGTTCTGCGTAAGATGAAAAAGACAGCGGAGGACTATCTAGGTCATGAAGTTACCCAAGCAGTTATCACAGTTCCTGCGTACTTTAACGACAGCCAAAGACAAGCTACAAAGGATGCTGGACAGATCGCAGGCTTGGAAGTACTCCGTATTATTAACGAGCCTACTGCGGCAGCTCTTAGTTATGGCGTTGATAAGTCTGATAAAAAAGATCGCAAAATTGCTGTTTACGACCTTGGTGGCGGTACTTTCGATGTATCGATCATTGAGATCGCGGATGTAGATGGCGACAAACAAATTGAAGTGTTGTCAACTAATGGCGACACATTCTTAGGCGGTGAAGACTTTGACCAACGCATTATGGATTATTTGGTTGACGAGTTTAAGAAAGACAACGGTGTTGATCTTAAGAAAGACACACTAGCATTACAGCGTTTAAAAGAATCTGCTGAAAAAGCAAAGATTGAATTGTCTAGCTCTGCACAAACAGATGTTAACTTGCCTTACATCACAGCTGATGCGAGTGGACCTAAACACATGAATGTTAAGTTGACTCGTGCTAAATTAGAAAGCCTTGTTGACGAACTGATCCAACGTTCAGTGCAGCCATGCAAAACTGCAATGAAAGATGCAGGTGTAACTGCTGGCGACATTGATGAAGTTATCCTTGTTGGTGGTATGACACGAATGCCTAAAGTGCAAGAAACTGTTGAGAAGCTATTTGGCAAAGCACCACGTAAAGACGTTAACCCAGATGAGGCAGTGGCTGCGGGTGCGGCTATTCAAGGATCAGTACTAGCAGGTGACCGTACAGACGTACTGCTATTGGACGTCACCCCATTGAGCTTGGGTATTGAAACAATGGGAGGTGTGTTTACCAAGTTGATTCAAAAGAACACAACTATTCCAACCAAAGCTAGTCAAACATTCAGCACAGCAGAAGATAACCAGCCAGCTGTTGATATCAAAGTTGCACAAGGTGAGCGTGAGTTGTTTAAGTACAACAAGGCACTTGGTGAATTTAAGCTAGACGGTATTGCTCCAGCACCACGTGGTATGCCACAAGTTGAAGTTACATTTGATATTGATGCAAACGGCATTATGAATATCAGTGCTAAAGACAAAGGTACCGGCAAGGAAAATAAAATCACTATCAAATCAGACAGTGGTTTAAGCAAAGAAGAAATTGAACGTATGGTTCAAGATGCTGAAGCCAATGCCGAGTCAGACAAAAAGGCTAAAGAGTTGATTGAAGCACGTAACGGTGCTGAAGGTCAAATCCACACGATTAGGAAAGATATGGAATCAAAAGATGTTCCAGAAGAATTAAAAACTAAACTTGAAGACTCAATTAAAGAATTGCAAGATGTAATTACTGGTGACGACTTAGATGCAATCACTGAGAAAATGACTGCAATGCTTACAGTTGCTCAAGAGTTGAATGAAATAAAAGCAAAAGCTACAACAGAAAATTCACAAGATGAAAAGACTGTTGATGCAGAGTTTACAGAAGTAAAATAAACACACACAGACGTTATAAATATTATGCGGTGCTCAGGTGAGGCCGCATAAATTATTCTTGCTTAATTTAAGGAGATATTAAAATGAACGCAAATATAACACGCTTTGACACACAGGCTCTAAACAGGGCTCTAGTAGGTTTCGATAGATTATTCGATACATTCGAACATCGTATCGCAAATCAAATGCAAAATAACTATCCCCCACACAACATCATTAAACTTGATGACACTAGATATGTCATCGAGGTCGCTGTTGCCGGGTTTAGGAAAGATGAAATTCACATTGAAGTTGAACAAAACTTGTTGACTATTCGCGGTGTTCGCACACGCGAAGATGGTGAGAATATTCAATACTTACACAGAGGACTTAGCTCACGGGATTTTGAACGTAAGCTTCAATTAGCTGAACACATGCTAGTCAAGGGCGCCTTAATTCAGGATGGTATTCTATCTGTACAGTTAGAACACGAAATTCCGGAAGAAAAGAAAGCTCGCGTGATTGACATTGTCGAGGTTAAGTAATATAATAAGGGGAAGGGAACTTCCCCTACTCTTGGAGAACATGAATGACAACAATAACTGATATTAAACTAGACGAGAAGATTAAGATTAAGGTTCAAGAACCTAAACGCTGGAACGTGATCTTTCTAAACGATGATTCAACCCCAATGGATTTTGTCATTAGTCTTTTGACCGAAGTGTTCAAACACACAGAAGAAACTGCTCGAGACATCACTCTCCAGATTCACGATCAAGGCAGCGGTGTTGCCGGAACATACAGTTTTGAGATTGCCGAAGCAAAGGCAGTTGAATCAACTAACTTAGCTCGTGGTAGTGGATTTCCATTACAAATTAAAATGGAAGAAGAATGAGCTTAAAAGACATCACTAAAGACCTCCACCATGAGGCAGAAACAACAACATTTGCTAAGATGTTACTTAGCGGTAAAATTGAAAAACAAGATTATAAAAACTATCTGTATAACCTATTAGCAATTTACGATCCAATTGAATGGTATTGTAAGCGCCAAGGGTTTCTAGACACAATGCCAGACCTACCAAGACTACGTGCTATACACGCAGACTTTGTGGAACTTGATGATGGTAGTTATTGTTATCTAACTCCAGCCACATTAGAATACCAAGCATACTTACACAAACTAGGCAATGATCCAGAGAATAAAGCAAAAGTTAAGGCGCATTTATATTGCCGCCATATGGGCGACTTGTTCGGTGGTCAAATCATTAAGAAACAAGTGGCACATATTAGCAGTGGCAAGTTTTATGACTTTGAAAATGGCGATGCTATGAAGATGGCAATTCGTCAAACACTAACTGATGACCTAGGTGACGAAGCTCGTGTAGCATTTGAATATGCTATTAAAATGATGCGGGATTTATATCGTGGAGAGTAAAGTTTGGGACACACTAATAGAAATACAACATCTGTTAGAGGATAAATTTAATGAAACAGGTACTGAAATATTTGAACCCGGAATGGATCGTTTTAATCAGCCTGGGTGGGTTAATCGCGTTTGGCGGTCCGATTCTTATCGTCGTGCTCATGTGGACGTCGTAGACGCTAGAGAGTCAAAAGGTTTATGGATGATGCACTGTTGCATCTTTCCACATACACATAATCCAGCACCAATTTATGGCTTTGATGTTATCGCTGGCAAGAATAAGATAACTGGTTGCTTTCACGATTATAGCAAAGCAGGTGATGCTGATCATCCTATGATGCAGTGGTTTGCAGAAGAAGTAAGCAAACTAGAATGGCGTAAAGAACGTGCATTGCCTGAGTGGGCTACTAACATATTCAGCAAGAGTATGGTAGCTGCGGGCAATGTCAGCGATGAAGCTGAATTAGAACAACTGACAACTTTAGCAAAAACTACAGTAGAGCATTATCTAAGCACAGTCGCTGAAACCAACAATGCAGCTGAAGATACTACAGAAGCGCAGAATTACTACGCACAGAATCAGAAGTGTAACCCTCATACTCCTAAAGTAATGGTTAGTTTAGGGCTTAGTGAAGAGGACGTACAGCATTTCATACAGGAATGCCTGTTCCCTGAAATACGCTAAATATTAGTATGAGAGCAAAAGAATTTTTATTAATTGAATCTGAAGGCGGGATGGCACGACGAGCTGAAGAAGCTGGACGTGGAAAACGTGTGGCCTTTAAGAATAATGCAGGCAACGTAATTACGATGGTAGATGCCATTGTGTTCCCGCAACAAGGTGACATTGCAGAACCGCAAGACCTTATTGCCGAGTTGATTGCATACGCTGAAGCAAACAACATTCCTGTTGCAGACTTCAAAACAATGCCAGCAACACAGGGACTATCAAGTCCTGATAAAGCTGGTGCCGCACTGGCTCTAGTATTCCAAGATGAAAAGACTGGCAACATGATGGGCTTTATTGCCTTAAAGCCAAAGAAGAAACCGGGTGCTTATCCTATTTTCTTACAGACCAAACTATTCTCAGACTTAACTGGGTATCAACAACTAAGCGGTAAAGCTGGCGAAGAAAATCAAGTATCAGGAGTACAGCAACGTGCCGCACTTAACTTGAAGCCGGTAGGTATCGCCCCAACGAATACAGAAATGGCAGCTGATGATGTTCCAGGAGAAGTTGCTAACACAATCGCTGGCAGAGCTGACCTAGGCCAAGATGTCAAAGATCAAGTAATTGCATTGTTGGAAAATGTAATATTTGGACGAACAACACCTGTATCTGGAGCCAATCAATATTCAAAGAGTTACGAAGTTGACTTGGGAGAAACAGCGGCGCCATTGGCAATTATGAAACAACGATTCCTTGCCGGTGATTGGCAAGAAGCTGAAACTGCAATGACAGGTGGGCCAGGCGGGTTTGGTAAGATTAGAGGTGTTGAGTATCCCAATGACCCAGCAGAGAAACTATACGATAGTTATTTGATTCTTGATGATAATAACTTGATTCGTGTTAGTAGTAAGGACAAAGCTGGCGGAGCAAAAGCCAGT